CGGCGGAACCGAGGTCGGGGCAATCGTGGTCAGCGTGTTGCCGCCAGCGGTGTATCCACCGCCAGTCGCCACTTCGTTGGTGGTGCTGTAGGTCGTGGTGGATGCATCGAGATTGGCCGACGAGGTGTATAGGGCGATCTTGAACGTATCGGGGGTCGTAGCGCCACGGGTGACCGTAGTGCCGAATGCATGGATAGCGTTCAGGATCTCGACCTTGAAAGAGGTCGCCATTGCTTGGGTGATAGGCATCAGAGTTCTCCGAGGATGTCCGCGATGTTGTGGTGTCCAGAGGCGCGGAGTTTGGCGGTGATGGTCATCCGCTCGTTGTCCTGCGCTTCCTTCAGGTAGTGAACGAGTACAGTGCGAAGTTGGTCCTTGAACGCACGGGCCTGCTCAAGGAGAAGGGGGTGGCTTCGTTCACCCACATAGATGATTTTGTCGAGGGCGCGTTCCGCGATCTCTTCGGGCGTGAAGCCTCGATCGACCGTGGTAAAGACCTTGACCGTTCCGATCTCGCCTAATCCGTTCATGTGACAGGTACTCTGGCCTGACCGTTGCGGTAAGCATCCTGACGTTCAAGCCCGTCGCCAAGGCGCTTCAGTTGACCAAGGGCTTCCTGATACTTGGCTTCGTAATTGGCCATCATGTCAGCCTCGCCCTTGAGGTAAGTGTAGGCTTCGCGAAGAGAGCCATACAGGAGAACAGTGTCGAAATTGTCACCGACCCACGACGTACCAGCGGTCACGATGGACTCAGGGTAATAGTAGTAGTGCAGTTCGGTCTGGTAGTTCGCGCTCGGGGTCGGCCCCACAATCATCGTGTACGGTGAGAAAATACCGTAGTACTGCGGCTTGCTGTTCGGGGACACCGTGGGGTACGCAGCGCGGATGAAGTTCACGTCCTTCGGCAGGAGGAACTCGTATGCGTTGGTCACCGGGTCGATGACCGCGATCGAGAACGTGGCGAGCCAGTCGGTCGGGAGGCTCATGTACGGAGTCCCGCTCGTCATGGTGCCCGTCACGTTCTTGCGAAGCGCGGGGATCTGGACGGTGTTGTAGATGCGCTGTTCCGCAGCCTTCACAAAGACAGGGATATTCGCCACGAACGACGACTCAGTCGATTCGCAGTAGTCCTGAATGGCCTGTGAAAGTTGCGTGTAGTTCATGACTTACCAGCCGTGCTTGAACTGCACCTTGGGGCTGAGGTTGATCTGCGAGGTGTACTGCTTGCCCTTCGTCGCAGCGCCGCCGCCACGCATCGTGGAGCGCGTGATGCCCTCATTCACACCCTTCGCCGGGTAGCCGTTCTCGCCCGTAGGCTCAGAGTTCTTCTTGATCTTGCCCGAGTCCTTCATGTCAGCCCCTCCCACGGGTCGGGCTACGCTGGTTCATGACCTTAGCCATGTTGCGCCCGTACATCTTCCGGTTATCCGAGGTCGGGCCACCCGCCTTCATACCCTTCACCCGGTTCGGGCCGTGGGCCTTGCTGGCGGGAAGAGCCGCATGTTTCTTGAGAGACATCGCCATTTTAATACTCCTAGGTCGTAACGACCGTCACGGTTCCAACATAGCCCTTCGGGGCCAGACTGTTCGGGGTCAGACCGTTGTCGATGCCGCTGGCACCGCCTACCGGGTTCCACCCCCACTCGATCATTCTACTACCACCCGCACCGTCATTGCCGGGCGCGTAGTAACTCGTATCCGGGCGCGGGTTCCGGATCGCCTGCGGGTCATCGACCGGGTAGAGGCCGAGTGACAACTGCGGATGATCCGGGTCCCAGCACGACTGACAGACCAAGATGTTCACGTTCTTGGTCTTGATGACGAGGCCCTTCAACTGTTTTAGTTTGTAGCGAAAACCACACCGATCGCACTCCGCGATGGCGTTCTTGCCGCTTGCAAACCTGTTCGACATCAGTAGAAACTCTGCCTCGGTACGAACCGCACGGGGGCCTTTTCCCGGTCCTCACCAGCCGCCAAGTCCCAAGCCTCGTCGTACTGGGCCTTGAGCGCCATCATCCGGGCATCCGCGCCGGGGATCTTCATGGACAGCATGTAGGCGAGTCCGGCGATCATGCAGGGCAGGAACCGGAAGGGGATGTCCTGCCCGTTGCTCCCGTTACCGACGTCGAACATCCGACGCAACCGCGTGTAGACGAGGGTATAGGTCGTACCGTTGTCGGGTTTCGGCCACACGACGAACTGAGGGTAGACCGGGTTGCCCGTCGAGTCCGTAGCCCCTGTACGTCGATCGATCCAGATCTGGATCGGCCTGCCCGTCGCGTTCTTGTTTGGAATGGCGAGGTAGGTGCTGGAAGAGATACGGCTGATGTTGATGTCGATCTGGTTCGTGCCTGACCCCGTACGGACGACGTGGTCAAGAAGATCAACCGTGTCCACGGGTAGGTCGTAGGTACCCGTGTTGTAGGTCAGGGCATGAGTGCCCTGCTCCAGTGTCCACAGGTTTACGCCACGGTTCGCCCAGTCCATGAGGAGCAGGTTCAGACTCCGCTTGGCAGTCCGGAAGTCGTAGCCCGTCCGAAGTTCAGCACCACAACGCTCAAACGCCTCTTCGATGATGGCGTTCAGGTCGAGGTTGAAGTCGGTCGAGGCTGTCGTTTCGTAGGTCACGATTTCTTACTCTTTGCCCGCTTGGCGGAAGCGGCGCGTTTTATCAGCAATGCCCTTGGGTTGTTGCACAAATTGCTTGCCTTGCGCCTTGCCTTTACGCTTGGCGGCGGAGGTTCGGGCATACTCGGCAGAGGAAAGGCTCTTGATAGCAGCCTCTGGAAGATACCTCTCACCCGTGTCAGAAGAGCGCTTACCACTTTTCGTTCTCCACTTCTGCTGAGTCCACGCCTTGAGCGATTTCTGGGGCGTTTTCAATCGCGGTACCCGCCACCCTTGGTCTTGTACTGCTTCGCCAGCAACTGTGCCTTGCGAGCGGACCACTGTCCTGCCTTCGTACCCTGCACGGCACGGGACTTGATCGACTTGAACAGGTTCTCACGCATACCGGGCTTCGTGTAGTTCCCGGCCTCGTTGACCTTGCTCTCGCCGCCCTTGCTGAACGTCTTGATCGGCTTGCCAGTACCGATCACGGGCTGGGAGTCACCACGCCGTTTGGCACGGGGGATTTTGCCCGGCGCGATGACTCCCATACCACGTGAAGGTTTCATCAGACGAACTTGCCCTTGGTCTTGCCACGCATCTCGCAGCCACCGCCACGGACGGAGCCACCTTTGGCGTACTTCTTGACGGAGCCGCCAGAGGATTTACGAGACACCACAGTCTCGGTCCGCTCTACCATATCGCGCCCCTTTTTCGGAGTATATGTGCCAAGCGCTCTACCCATACCTTTGTATGGCGGAGACCTATCTTCTGGGTGGATCAAGTACTTCGAGTTATTCTCTTCGTCGTGGCCGATAATAGGCTCTCTAAACGCCCTGCCGCTTCCACGATAGGGTCCTTTCTTGCCCGCCACAACAGCATTATTACGGATCCTGACGATCTCTTCGTAAGGTATGCCAAGTTGCTTAAGAAGATGGGCCTCTTTCGGGTCACGCGGGTCAAAGGCCTTGTAGCCTCTGGCCGCTGCCTCTTCGTCGCTCATCTCCCTCTTGGATGTCGGACGCTCAGGCACAGCGCCCACCGCCTGCCATCTTGATCATCTTGCCACGGGTCTTACCCTTGGCCTCGCAGCCGCCGCCACGGACAGCACCGCCCGAGGCCATCTTCACGACCTTGGCTTTGGTCTTACCCTTGTGGGTCACACCATCAGCGCCTTTCTTATACATCGTTGGATCTCCTGAATTTCTTGATAATAGATTGAACGGTATCGGTCTCGTAGATGCGAATGCCAGTCCACAAAATAGTGAAGAGCGCAGCGACTGAGGGAAGCATATCGAACAACGCTCCAAGCATCGTGAAAACGGAAATCGCATCAAGTCCGGCTTTTAAGACTTCGCCTGTTTCGTGCTTCATGTCAGCAGTTCCAAGCACGGAGCGACTTGTTGATCCGGCTGTTGGGGTCCTTTGCCGTCTTGGCGCTCGTTAGTTTACTCTTCATGCCTTTCATCCGGGCACAGAATGAGTCACGGCGAGAGCCACCTTCAGGCTGCGGACGCTTCAAGCCGGGCTTGCCGGGGTTCGCCTTGTTGTAAGAAGCCCTGCCTTTGGCGTTCAAGCCTCCAGCAGGGTTCTTCCCTTCCTTCCTTTGCCAAGCAGGTGACTTAGCCATAGAAGATCGTGACCTTCGCGGAAGTCGGCAAAGTGACGTGGATGCTGTCGTAGAACAGGATCCCTTCGCCGGGGATGAGGTTGGAGAAAGGGTTGTTCGTGTTCGCAGGGACGTTGAACTGCATCCGAACCGGACCAGTCGCACCGCCATCACGGAACACGAAGTCACCCGCAGTACCGCCCGAGAGGCCCTGATAGCCCTTCAGACGGTACCGCCCAGTCACCAGCGTCCCCGTAGCCTCCGTATGGGCGGCTAAGACGTCTGTTTGCGTGGACATGTTAGTCCTCCGAGATTAGACAGAAGCCGGGATCTGCGAACCGTCCGACGCCCGCTGCGCGTAGACAACCGTGATGATCGCACGGCCCACACCAGCCGCTGCACCAACCGCGTAACGCGACCAGAGCGGCGTATCAGCAGAAGTCGAGGTCTGCCACGCAAGTTGGGTCGTAGCAGTCGCCGTACCACGGAACCGACCGCCAGCCGTGGTGACCACAGCCGCCATCAACTGAGCACCGCCCGAAGCGTTGCCCACCGAGATGGTGGACGTGGACGAGCCACCCGGAACGACAACCTGATCGACCACGATGTCGATGATCTGCGAACCCTGCGGCAAGTTGCCGAACTGGACATCGACGTTGCCGATACCGGCAGTCACGACGCCCGTGTCATAGGACTGGGAGAGGACGACGACGCCCGTGTTGCGGCCAGCAGCCACGGTGCCATCTTTGACAGTGCCCGAGCGAAGCGGGCCAGAGAAAGTCGAGAAAGACATAATAAGACTCCTTTTGCACAAGTTGCCGTACTGTCTGTGCAACGTCTCCTAGGCGAGTCAGTACGGCGGGGGTTTACCTAGATCTGAACGAAGGTCAAGCGGCCTTGCGCTTCGACCACACCGACCACGCGGCGACAGCCAAGGTGGCGAGGGCACCCGAAACGGCGAGAACCGTCTCCGAGTCCACCACACCCTTGGCAACGAAGAACCCGCCCACCGAGGCAGCGAGAGCGCGGACGATGCCTGCAATCTGTTCACCAGTCATGTTGTACTCCTGTAAGAACAAAAGAGGAAGAGGGGGCCGAAGCCCCCTCCCCCGGATCATCAGGCCGAACCCGGCGAAGCGAACATGCCGAGCGGATCGGACCATCCGAACGAGTAACGCTCGCGGCTCTTGTACCGCACGTTGCCCGTGTCGAAATCGCCGTCCATCGAGTTCGCCAGCGGCGTACGGACGAAGTGCTTCATGCCGTTCGGAACGTCGGTCGTGAGGAACCAAGCGTTCGTATCGGTCAGGAAGTGGTTCACCGTGTAGCCACCGGGGATCGAACCCATCGCCTTCAGCGCGTTGATGTCGTTATCGGTCGTGCCGACACGGAGT